CCGGCGAACGCGCGGTGAGCGAACACACGACCATCCGCCCGCAGCCAGGTCCGCAGGAAGCCTTCCTGGCTTCCTCGGCCGACATCGCGATCTACGGCGGCGCGGCGTTCGGCGGCAAGACGTTCGCGCTGTTGCTTGAGGCGGTGCGGCATACCGGCATCGGGCAGTTCGGCGGCGTCATCTTCCGCCGGACGACGAAACAGGTGACCGCCGAAGGCGGCCTGTGGGACACGTCCGAGCTGATCTACCCGGACCTCGGTGCCAAGCCGAACCTCTCGCGCCTGCAGTGGCAGTTTCCCTCTGGCTCCGCGCTGACCTTTGCGCACCTGGAGCACGAGAAGAACAAGTTCGATTGGCAGGGCTCCCAGATCACGTTCATCGGCTTCGACGAGGTGACGCACTTCACCGAGGGGCAGTTCTGGTATCTGCTCTCGCGCAACCGCTCGACCTGCGGCGTGCGCCCGTACGTGCGCGCCACGTGCAACCCCGATCCCGATTCGTTCGTCGCGAAGCTGATCGCATGGTGGATCGACGAGAAGACGGGCCTCGCGATCCCTGAGCGCAGCGGCGTCGTTCGCTGGTTCATCCGTCGCAACAACGTGCTGATCTGGGCGGACACCCGCGAGGAGCTGGAACAGAAGTATCCCGGCGCGCAGCCCAAGAGCCTGACGTTCATCGCGTCGTCGTTCGCCGACAACAAGATCGGCCTGGAGCGCGACCCTGGCTACCTCGCGAACCTCGAAGCGTTGCCGGCCGTGGAGCGCGAGCGCCTCAAGAACGGCAACTGGAAGGTGCGGCCGGCGAGCGGCTCCTACTTCAAGCGCGGCTACTTTCCCATCGTCGACGCAGCGCCGGCTGGCGCGCAGCGCATCCGGTATTGGGATCGCGCGGCGACGGAGCCGAGCGAATCGAACCCGGACCCGGACTGGACCGCTGGCTTGCGCCTGGCGCTGGCCGATGACGGCACCTACTACGTGGAGCACGTCGAGCGCTTCCGTGCGACGCCAGGCATGGTGCTGAAGCGCATCAAGGCGATCGCCGACCAGGACGGCAAAGCCATCGCGGTCGGCATCGAGCAGGATCCCGGCCAGGCCGGCAAGTTCGAGGCGTCGACGTACGTCAGCCTGCTCGCCGGCTTCATCGTGATCGCGGTGCCGCCGCAGGGCGACAAGGAGACGCGCGCATCGCCGGCCAGCGTCCAGGCCGAGCACGGCAAGATCAAGCTCGTGCGCGGCCCGTGGAACGACGAGTTCCTCGACGAGCTGGAGAACTTCCCCAAGGGCTCGCACGACGACCAGGTCGACGCCCTTTCTGGCGCGTTCAACCAGCTGACGGGCAATCCGCGCATTCCGATTGCGTTTGCGTCGGCCGGCTCGCGCCTGACCCTGGGCATGGATGGCGAGCTGCCCGCGCGTCCGACCGACATCGGCTTCGGCACCATCCCGGGCGGCAATGATTTTGCGGGGTACGCATGACCATGAACGACGACAACATCCCGCGCCCGACGCGCGACGTCGAGATCGCCTCGACGCGCGACGGCATCGACATCACGCGCGGCTATACCGGCCCGCTGCTGGTGCCGGCCGACCGCGTGCTGCGCCAGCGCGGCGGCAACGACCTGGCGATCTACGAGCAGGTGCTGTCCGAGCCGCAGGTCATGAGCACGTTCCAGCAGCGCCGCAATGCGGTCGTGAAGTGCGAGTGGACGGTGGAGCCGGCCAGCGAGCGGCGCATCGACAAGAAGGCCGCCGACCACCTGCGCGCGCAGCTGCAGCGCGTCGGCTGGGACCGCGTGACCGACCGCATGCTGTTCGGTGTGTTCTACGGCTACGCCGTGGCCGAGATGCTGTATGGCGTGGAAGACGGGCTGATCACCTGGGACGCCATCAAGGTGCGCAACCGCCGCCGCTTCCGCTTCGCCGAGAACGGCGACCTGCGCATGCTCACGATGAGCAACATGTTCGAAGGCGTCGCGCTGCCGCCCGCCAAGTTCTGGCACTTCGCCACCGGCGCCGACAACGACGACGAGCCCTATGGCCTGGGCCTCGGCCACTGGTGCTACTGGCCGACGCTGTTCAAGCGCAACGGCATCAAGTTCTGGCTCACCTTCATCGAGAAGTTCGCCGCGCCGACCGGCGTGGGTCGCTACGAGCCGACCGCCAGCCAGGAAGACCAGAACAAGCTGCTCGCCGCCGTGCAGGCCATCCGCACCGACAGCGGCATCATCTTCCCCAAGGGCATGGAGGTGGAGCTGCTCGAGGCCGCGCGCAGCGGCAGCGTCGACTACAAGGCGCTGCACGACACGATGGACGAGACCATCGCCAAGGTCACGCTGGGCCAGACCATGACCAGCCAGGACGGCAGCAGCATGAGCCAGGCCAAGGTGCACATGGACGTGCGGCAGGACCTGGTGCGCGCCGACGCGGATCTGGTGTGCGAGTCGCTCAACCTCGGCCCAGTGCGCTGGCTCACGCGCTGGAACTTCCCCGACGCCGACCCGCCGCGCGTGTTCCGCGTGCTGGACGAGCCGGAGGATCTCGTCGCGCGCGCGAACCGCGACAAGGCCATCCGCGGCATGGGCTTCCGCCCGACGCTCGGGTACATCCACGCGACCTACGGCGGCGAGTGGACCGAGGACGCGCCGCCGGCCGATCCGCTGATCGACATGCCTCCGCCGCTGCCGGCGTTCGCCGCGCCGGACGCGCCGCCGCGTGACCGCGTCGACCAGTTCAACGAGCTGCTCACCACGCAGGCCGATCCGGCCGTGAAGGCGCTGGTCGAGCGCGCCCGGCGCCTGGTCAACGGCGCCGGCTCGCTCGAGGCGATCCGCGATGCGCTGCCCGACGCGCTGCGCGAGGTGCCGCTCGACCAGCTGACCCGCGTCATGCAGGACGCGATGGCCGCGGCCAACCTCGCCGGGCAGTCCGACGCCGGAGACGACAGTGCCTGACATCCAGGGCAGCTTCCGCAGCTTCGGCGCCGCGGTCGAGTACTTCCTGCGCAAACGGCGCGTGCCGACCGCCACCTGGCGCGACCTGTACCAGGCACAGCACGCACCCGCGTTCACCGTCGCCGGCGCGCTGCGCGACGACCTGCTCGCCGACCTGCAGGGCGCCGTGCAGGCGGCCATCGAGAAGGGCGAGACGCTCGAGGACTTCCGCGCGCGCTTCGACGAGATCGTCAGCAAGCGCGGCTGGACCGGCTGGACCGGCGAGGAGACCGCACAGGGCCGCGCGTGGCGCACGCAGGTGATCTACACCACCAACCTGCGCGTGGCCTACCAAGCCGGCCGCTGGGAGACGCTCAAGACGTTTCCGTACCTCAAGTACCAGCACAACGCCGTCCGGCAGCCGCGCGAGGAGCACCTGCAGTGGGATGGGCTGGTGTTGCCGACCGATGATCCGTGGTGGAAGACGCACTATCCGCCCAACGGGTGGGGCTGCCGCTGCTCGGTCACCGGCGTCAGCGAGGCGCGTCTGCGCGTGCTCGGCAAGAAGGGGCCAGACACCGCGCCGGGGCCGAGCAGTGGCGATCCACCGCCGGAATGGGCCTACAACGTCGGCGAGGCCGCCGAGGCCAACCGCGCATGACCGACTCGATCACCATCACCGTCGACGATGCGCAGGTCCGCGCGATGTTCGCGCGCCTGTCCGGCCTGCGCGACCTCACGCCGCTGATGCGCGACCTCGGCGAGACGCTGACCGAGTCGACGCAGAAGCGCTTCGAGACCGGCACCGCGCCGGACGGATCGAAGTGGAAAGCGCTCGCCGACGGCAGCGGCCGCACGCCGCTGCGCAAGAGCGGCACGATGCGCGATCGCATCACACCGCATGCCGCCGCAACCTTCGTCGAGATCCTCGCGTCGGCGCGCCAGGCGCGCTGGCACCAGGAAGGCACCAAGCCGTACGTGATCCAGGCCAAGCCGGGCAAGGCGCTGTACTGGCCCGGCATGCGCACGCGCATCCGCAAGAAGGATGGCAAGGAAGTGCCGGGGTTCGTCACGAAGGTGAACCATCCGGGCCTGCCCGCGCGTCCGTTCATGGGCGTCAGCGCCAAGGACGCGCAGGACATCACGGCACTCGGCGAGGCGTTCCTCGAAAGCCTCGCCAGTGGTCGATCGGGCTGAAAAATCCGCCGGCCGATTCTGCGGCCCTGTGCGCGCCGATCGCTCCGCGGCGCGGCCGTCGTGCCTCGTTCATGGCTCGGAGGTGTCTGACACGCGTTTGCGGGCGGAATAGCAGCCCTCGGCATGCGTGCGATAGACTGGCGCCAACCTTTGGGGAGAGGTATGGAAAATAATCCTTCGCGTTTCGTACGTTGGCAGTCGATCACGCGCGACTACTTCACGGTGGCGTCATCGATCGTTCTAGGTCTTTCGACTGGCCTCCTTGCGTTCGTCGCTGAGCATCTGTTCGCGAAGCCGCTGCCGACCTGTGCTCTTGTCTTAGGGATTATCGGTGTGG